TTCGATATAAAACCCAATGGAATCAAGTATTTATACCCAATGCTAAATCCAATTGCTTATCAAGTTGAAAAAGAGGTTGCCAAATATGGCATTGTTTCAAGAAAGATCATAAATTAATGACCCCCCCCTGCCAAAAAAAAGAGGCCTCCCTTCCGAGAAGCCTCAAGACCCATAGTGGCAACTGCGGGTTATTTCAAAAATTCCAGTTTGTACAGTGTACTGTCAATCAATGACGCTATTTCATCAATCGCATTCTGAATTTCGCTGTCTTGCGGAATGTCTTCCATGTGGCGTGTCTGATCGACATAGTCTTTCAAATCTGTCAATTCTTCTAAACCAGTTTTATTAGGTGGGTAATATGACACAGGATAAGAAATTAATTGACCATATCGACCTTGGGTGGCCTCGACCACAGCATCTACCAAGTCAGGTAGTGCCTGATAAAACTCACCCAGCGCCATATGCTCCGAGAATGAGCGACTTCGTAGGTGGAGGATATGCGTATTGGTTGCCGCGTGTAGCAAAGTCAGAATAAATTCACCCATGGTTGGTGTCCTCTCGGTATTGGTTGATCAGGTAGTCTAGGGCATTTCTCGCCGCTTCCACCTTCCATGCCCTCAGGGTGGGGGTGGTGGCTATTTTCCTCCATTCCTCAATTTGCCGCAACATAGCTGCATAGAAGAGGTCGTTTTTCTCTTCCCGAGAGTAGACCCCCCCTTGGTCAAAATTTGAGTGACATCTGTAGCAAGACCAAACCGTGTAGCAATCCTCTGCTTTCAAACCCCTCCCTTTGCCATGGGTCATCAGGTTTGAGTGCGCCGCCACCGTGGTGGAACCCTCGTCCCCCAAACAGTCATCAGCGACCTGGAGGAGGCATTTCTCGCCTTTGGCAAGCTTGAGGAGGTTGGCATCCCTGTACATCACATCTTCATTTCTACACGCATGTTGTAAGACTCGGTCTTCCAAACCTCTACACGCATCTCGGCAGCTTTCAGCATGTACCGCAAATATTCTTCTTCAACCACAGCGTTTTTGAGTTCTTGCAGTTGGTCAATGTATCGACCATGGGAGTAGGCAAATGCTTCTTGGGCTCCCAATGTCTTTTCATCTGACTCGCTCATCAATTGAGCTTTGACTGTCTTCAGGAACGATTCAATATGCACCCTCTTACCTTTTGCCTCGGCATATGCTTTGCAATTGTCTTGGATGTACTTAATTGCTTTGTTGGGGTCAATTACTTCCATTTTCTTTTTCCTTTACTTTGGCTACTGAATATACAAATACCTGTTTCTTTTCTGTCAGGCTAATTCGCTCTCTTGCGTTCTTTCCAAGTATTTGACCAAGGGCTACCTGTTTCAGCTTTGGGTCTTTTGTCCAAATACTGGATTCACCCTGCCAATCAAATGCGTTCTTTGCTTTCATTCTGCGTCCTCTTCATGGTGCTGCAATCGCTCCTCCAATCTCTTAATTCGCTTCTCGTTGTACTGCACCACCGACATGGCGTATTCCACACCCGCCTCGGCCTCCAGCTTACGCAATTGCGCCTCGCGCATCTCTTTGAGAATTACCTCTCGGATACTTCTAGGCTTGACTAAATCTTTTATGTATTTCACGGTCAGTTCTTTCCAATTCACAGCACACCCCTCATTTCCCAACCCATCAAAAAATAATTCCATCGGGTTTGCAGAGCAGGCACGTTGTATCTGCCTTTTGTGCTGCTGAAGTCTATGTGTCCCTTTGATCGCATCATTGCTTCAAAGACTTGTTGTGCTTTTGTCATTTCTTCATTCCTCTTATGTATATTGTCAAACTGTCTATGGTGTCTTGACCAAAGCCAGTCATCTTCTGCACCTCTCTTGCCACCTCTTCGATGACTTGGTTGCGGTACTTATCTAAAGTCTCACATGTACTTGTCAATAAGCTTTTGGATTCCGTTTGCGATAACTCCATTGCCCAACTCCTCTAAATTTAATCTCTGCACATTGTTCAATTGAAGCTTAAATGTCTCGGGTGTTTTTTCCCTCGGTCTTCCTGCTCCCTGCCTCTTACCACCCCATTCTCCAACTGGCCTTCCCAGCTTGGCGGCTCTCTTCTCTCTGCGCTTTTGGCGCTTTTTGTCGATCAGCCACTCAGGACCATCGGGGTATACAAATGGGTTTTCAATTGTTGCCATGTTGTCTCATCAACCAATAGGCCATCAGCAATGCTTCAGCCCTGCCGTTGTCTTTTTGTCTTGCAAGTGGTGCATCAGGCCAAAGCTTTCTCGCCATGATGCTGCTGGCGTGTTTGTCAGCAACAAGTCCAAGAAATTTCTTCCATGCCTGTGGGGTCACCAAGTGCCAAGGACAGCGCAAACGCTCTGCTAAAGATAAAGCGCCACCAAAGGCCACCCCGAATTTAAAAACGCTGGAAACGCCCTGCTGGGGCATGCTATGGACAGATTCAACTACTACCTCGCACTCCTCTTTGCCTCGTATGGCAATCATTTCCTCAAACACATCGTTGGTTAGTATGTGCTTGTCAGTGTGTAGCATGTCGCCACACCCTTTGTAGTTTCCATGGTGGTCTATTGCACCCCATGCGCCGCTAAATCCTGGATCGATACCGTAAATAATCATTTCTTTTCCAACTTTCTCATTTCAATTTGGTGAGCAAGGGTGGCTCGTATCCAATTGGTTCCACCAAGACGTTTCCACTCTTCAAACAATGGATTGGTAAGCCTAAATGCAACGTGCTTGCAGTTTTTGTACATCTCATCTTTTGGCTTTTTCATTTTCTATCCTTTGCAATTCATTCATCTTGTCTCTCAATTCATTCGCCGCTTTTGTCCCTCTCTTTTTCTCTATATCTTGAAAGGTCTGCAACCACCATGTAGAAGCGCCTCTCGTCCCCAGCTCTTTTGATTTCTTGGAGTATCGGGTTATCCACTCTTTGGCCTCCATGTGTCTTAAAGTCTCCAGTAGCTCTGAGCGCTCTTGTGGTTTCACGATAGTTGAGTTCCCTTGTTTCTTTATGTCTGTCTAAAATTTGATTGGCTTGCGCTCTATCCATCATTTACCCCGCAGTGCATTCAACTTTTGTCGAATGTCATCAGGCATCGGCACAGCTGCCTTTCTACTTTCTTCAATTTGCTTAAGCACATCCACAGGTTTTTTTATTTCGGGTATCTCGGCGCCATCCCAACGTCTTTGATTGAGGTAAACAGCAGGGGCAGGAATGAATGCGCCATCTGCTTTGCGCCAGTCATCGGTGGTCTTCATCCACTCTATGTGCTTGATGATCTGATCAACGCATGAGTCGCAGTAATAGCGATTCCATCGTTTCTCACAATCAGACTTGCCGCCCTTCCTTACGCTCTTAGGCCAAGCATTCCAAAATCTATTAAAGCCTTCGGTTCCCATTTTCTCTCCTTTACTTTTCTCTTGACATAGTTCTACCAAGGGTGGATACAGAGGTATCCGACCCGCTCCAAGCTGAATGTATGAAACAAAAAGCCCCAAGTGCGTATGACGAGTTTGTTCACTTTATCCACAAGCCTTGTTACCACCGTGTACTTGTGATTTACCAGTCGCCAAACCAACGCTGGTCGCCTTTTGCACGGGGGTGTACCGTGTGCGGTGTTTCTTGGGTTCAGTCCATGCAGACCATTTGCTATCCCGCCCTGAGGGATGCCGTAGAAAACAAAAAAGCCGCTTACAACTGCCCTCGGTGGAAACCCAAGGGTAAAAACCAAGGGCGAGAGCATGTGTAAGCGGCCTTCAAAGCTGTTGTTTTCCACGACAACGGAACAGATCATATCAAAGATTTCCAATACCCGTCAAACGAACCATTCGGGATGGATTTCTTTAAGCTGAAACAGGCGCAAAGGTGGAATCTTGCCTCTCTTTTTCCACTTGAATACAGCGGGGTATGTGAGGTTAAGTTCCTTCGCTATTTTGTAGAGCGTAGTTTTGGTTTGAAGCTCCGCTATGGTCATCGATGTTCTCCTTTTTTGATGTCGACAGGGAAATGATAGCACAAGCATATAATACCTGAGTTATGCAAAGGGTTATGTTCAATAACTGTTTGACATCTACTTCGGTATCGCCGACACTTCGTTTGTCATTTTTGGCGTAACACAAAGGAGAGAGTGATGACATTTATAGCGACAGCAGAGTTCTATGGGGCAAGAACCCCAATGACCATAGCCGAACATATTGGGCAGACCAGGGAAGGCGCAGTAACAGGCCTCTTGGACGAAGTCAAAGAATTCTTCCGCACAGACGATACCGACTGGGGTGAAGATGTAATGATTTGCATCAAAGAAGATAGCGTGATTACTCGTACACCATTTACCTATTGGGCAAACAAATTTGGATGGAGCTTCTAATGTTTAACTTCAATATTTTTTCAGGCAAAAGTTACTACAGCACAGAAACTTTAAAAGTATCTGACAACGGCAACACATTCACCAAAATGGGTGATTCATGGTTTGGTAGCAATGGCAACATTGTCCAAAAGATGGGTGACAACTGGACTAACCTAAATACAGGCGTGTCCTCTAACTGGGGCGACCCTTGGGAAGAAAAATGAATACACACTACAACATGGCAACCGCTGAGTACACACGAGAGATCGTGTACGAAGGCATCCATCTGCTTTTGAGGTTCCACAAAGACATGCTTGATGAGTACGTCTTGGATGCTGTCTTAACCCCCGATGGAACAAACATTACGGACTTGGTTCGTACAACCGCTATGACCTATTTTGAAACTTTAATTGAATCGAATTGATATGAGTGATACACCTGATGATGAAGTTCAAGCGGCATTTCCTGACCGATACCGAGATGGCATGACCTTGCGTGATTACTTTGCGGCACAGGCTATGCAAGGCTTGCTTGCCGCAGACACTGGGTTCACCATGTATTCAGCGGAAATTTCTAAAATTGCATACGACCAAGCAGACGCAATGATGAAAGCGAGGGAAGCCTAATGGGATATCTTCTTGGCTGGGCTTGCTTTGCCGCATGGCTCACACACATCTTCACTTGCTTCTCACAGGCAATGTGGGGATTCTTGATCGCTGGCGCATTGTTTTTTCCAATTGGAATCCTGCATGGATTCTTTCTTTGGTTTTCTTAAGAGGTACACATGAAGATGAAAACATTTAAACAAGAGTTGATCGACTACCACATGAAGTCCGATCAAGAGTATTGCTGTTATTGCATTGAAAGCAAAGACGATAAATACCAATGCTGCCAAGAGAATCACTTTATAAAGTTCAGCGACTTTGATGAACACACACAAAGTGAATTTATTGCGTGGGAGTTGGATGAGTATGAAAAGATGTTGGACAAACAAGGAGCATTGGAATGATTGAGCAAAGCAAAGCAAATCTAGAGGTATATGTAAAGTTGGCGGTGGCACGAGCAAAGCTTCGGGCAAAGCCTTTGAAGAAGTCGGGCTTGAATAAGTTTGCAGGATATAACTATTTTGAGTTGGCAGACTTCTTACACCCCACCCTCGAAATTTTTGATGAGCTTGGCCTGATTGGCGTGGTGTCGTTCACCAAGGAACAAGCAGAACTATGCATTGTGGACACCGAAGGCGGTGGCGAGATTGTGATCACCAGTCCTTTTGGCTCCGCAGCATTGAAGGGTTGCCACGAGGTTCAGAACATAGGTGCAGTTGAGACTTATCAACGGAGGTACTTGTGGGTCGCCGCCATGGAGCTGGTCGAGCATGATGCCTTGGATGCCACCACAGGACGCAAAGGAGATGCGCCGATCATTACCCCTAAGGGTGGTATCGGAGATGATCTAGACAACGAAGTCAAAACTTATTTGATGGAGTTGGCAGAAAGCTGTCGCTCGTTGGTTGCAAATGGTCGTGCAAGGGAAGCCTATGACATGATCAAGAGCGAACAACTTGAGGCAGATCAAGAGGTGTGGTTGTCCAGTCAAATGGATTCAGCCACAAGAAGCGCAATTAAAAAAGCGAAACCAGTCTAAGAGGAAAATATGGCGTATGACAACACTAACCGTGGCACTTTGTCACGGAATGAAAAGAAAATAGAGGCCACACATGCTGACTACAACGGTCAGCTAAACGTGGATGGAACAGACTACTGGATCAATGGATGGATCAAGAAAGGCAACGAGGGCAAGACCTTCCTGTCTTTGTCGGTCAAACCCAAAGCGCCAGCAGCTCGTCAGAGTTCGGAACCCACTCGTAAGAGTTCAGGGTCAGGCTTTGATGACATGAATGATGACATGCCCTTTTAAGGAGAGACAAATGAAGAAAGCACTTTTGGCAATTTGGATTGCGGCATCATCCACAGTGGTTTATGCAGCTTGTTCAACCCACACCTACACACAGAATGGGCGCATGGTAACTTGCACCACCTGTTGTTATGGCAACAATTGCACCACTAACTGTTATTGATTTTCGGGGGGAAAGCGGATGCCGAAAGGTGCAGCGAGTACCCCCACCCCTTGGCGTAAAAATAGGAGAGAGAAATGAACAAATTGGACGATACATATTTTGGCGGCGAAGTAAAAAAATTCTTTGACTTGCCCATCTTTAACCGAGTACGGAGTTCAGACCCCGTTACCAGCTACCAGGCAGCTGACTCAATTAAAGAGGTGGCTCCACAGCACTTCAGAATCATCCTAGAAGCCCTTGTGACCCATGGTCCTATGGGTAAGGATGGGATAGCTTTAAAAACAGGTTTAAACCCCAATGCTGTCTCCCGTAGACTGCCCGAACTCCAAAAGCTAAACTTGGTCACCACCACTGGCAAAACCGTTAAGTCCTTGAGTGGACGGGAGGAACGTGAATGGAAATCTCTTTAGTCTTGCTTCTTTTGTGGGCTGTAATCATAGGCATTGCTTTGGGTACAGTTATTTTGGTTATACTGGCTATTTACATGATGGCGGAGGAAATATGAATTGCATGGAATATTTTGATGTTTATTATTCGGAAACGCTTGAGATGGATCTTGAGTTAAGGTTTACCGTAACGGACTACGACCCATCTGTGGGCGTGGACTACGAGTTTGATTATGAGTCGCTAGATGAATCAGGAAATGACCGTACTGATGACCTACAGCAGACTGAGCGGGACGAGATTGAGCGCATGATCTACAAGTACATCAGAGAAAACATTGACAAAAAAGATTACGACCCATATTGAGCAAATCACCACCCTCTACGGCAGACAGCGAGGCCGTGGAACGGTGGTGGTTGAATACTTAAACGCCTTTCGGTGCAAGCACTGCGGGGCGTTTTTTCGTTCATTTGCCGAAGCACAAGCTCACGAGATGAGCCTCAAGCCTGCAAGCCCTGCAAATACTGAGTCTTCCCAGCAACCCTGACAGCAGTCAATTCTTGCTTTTTCAGGTTGTTTGGGTCATACGAAACATGGACCCAGCCAGCATTCGGATCACCCCCAGGCACATAAAATTCAAGGATGAGCTGTGTGTACTCAAGGTTATCCATGATCCACTGCGCCAACTCAGGGTTGGGGATGCCATCAATTTCTAGGTCGCAAGCTTGGCCCTTGCAATGATCTGAGGTCTTCGATCCTCCCACCGCAGCATTACTTTCAGGACTGCGATAGCCCGAGTTCACGGTAACTGATTTACCAAAGTGATCGCGCACAGGTTGCAAAACTTTCTCGCACAGCAATTTCAAGTTTTCAAGTGCTTCATCGTTGGGCTGGTTGTCCAAGCCCAAGCGGGTTGCAGCGTCAGACCTAGTTAGCTCTTTAAGGGTGAAGTTTGGTGACAGGTTCATTTAAAGCTCCTCATTTGGTTGTATTGGTCGATGCAGGCGTTGAGGCTGCGGATGGCGGTGTCTCCCCTACTGGTGAGATCGACAAGAGCTTGAGCAATTCCTGAGTCAAGCTCGGCTCTTGTTTCTGTATTTCCTGCGGCAGGGGTGGAATCTGAGGCGGTGTGTACGGCGCACTCGGGGGCTTTGACAGGAATGAACAGCTTGCGCTCACCGCTGGCAAGATCAGAACGCAGCTTAGTCTCTTTAGCTTTTGCAACATCGTTGGACTTCCTTAAATTTTGGGCGTATGTTTGAGCTACCTCCCCCATACGTTTTTCTGTTTCTCGTGCCTGTTCATTCAAACGGGCAATCTCAAGTTGCTGGCGCTCAAACTCATCCGCACTTCCCTTGAAATAACCGCTTGTTCCTGCGCCAAAAACAGCCAGGACGATACCCAGCAATACCCATGGGTTTAGCAGGCTCATGGTTTTGGTGGCTCATCGTTATCAGTAGCTTCGGCCTTGGCGCTTGCGTTGGCAATTGCTTTAACCCCTGAACGACCAGCAACACCGCCAAGCACCCCAGTGATGAAAACCATGATGGTGCTGATCTGCTGGGTGTACACCTTGTCGATTGCCGCCATGCTGCCATTCATAGGTTGCTGGACAAATGAAACTGAGTACAGAAACATGCCCATGGAGGC